CAGAGAGAACCGCGCCAACAGGCGCCAATGGCGCAAAACCAGAACTTGTAGCCGCCGCGCCTAAACCACCTAAAATTTGCGGGGCAAAAAGCCCCATTCCCCCGCCAACTAAACCCGATACGCCAATATCTTGTAATACTTGTCCAGATGAAGGCCGCGTTTTTGCGACTGGTTTCATAACCACCGCGCCGCCTGGCAACAGCGCAGTGCCGGGGCCAGCGGGAGGCACTCCCTCTTGCGGCGCAGGGCGAGCGCTTGATAAATCAAACCCACTGGATTGTTCGGGGCTGGCAGTAGCAAGATCGAATGCCATTACTTCACCTCGATAAATTTTGTCTTGTCAGGACTTACCCAAGCGCGGTTTCCTTTGGCGTCGTTCATAAGCACCCAGTCAGCACCCGCACCGGCAGGGCGAGGAGCCTTCGCACCGGCGGACTGCGGTTGCAGCAATGGAGGTATGATAATTGGCTCAGTAGATAAATTGGCGGCTGCGCGAGCATTTTCTGGTATTTCTTTAACGCGTTTGTTCCATTTTTCTGCTGATTTGACCGCCGCTTTATGCTGAATTTGGGCTAGTTCAATAATTGTTTCGCGTGTAAGACCAATGGTGCCGCCAGCAACACCTTGCAAAAATTTCAAATCTTTGTCTGTAAAGCCTTGGCCAGTACCAAGGCCAGCGCCTTTGATAGCGTCTAAAGTGCTTTGACCAGTAGCGGCTATTAACTTTTCGGTATTGCTGATAAGTTGACTATTGTCTGCGCCTGTTACATTTAAAGCACGGGCAATGTTTAGTTTGATGTTAGCAGCGGGGCCGGTAAGTATATTACCTTGCTGCGCCAAACCAATTATGCGGTTAGCACTTTCAGCTAGCCTTGTAGCTTGTCCGGCTATATCCGCTAAGTCCATATCCCTTTTAACTTGCGTTTGGGCAAATTGTTTACCGTATTCTATGGCAGGCGCGTATTCAGCTTCTAGTTTCTGTTCGCCAAGTTTTCTTTGCAGCACCGGAGTCAGACCTGACGGAGCAACGCCAGTCGGTGCGGCGCCAGCCAACGCATTAACTGATGACGCGGCGCCGGGCATCGCGTTAGGAACGGTTATGTTGACTGGTTTTCCTGCTGCGTCTAAAGACATAGCCTGCGCTAACGCTGCTGCTTCTTGCGGCGTGCTTACTACGCCACGTCGTACTAACTCCTGAAACGCCGGAGATTGCATCATGTCTAGCGGTGGTCTTGCAGTAGGTGTTACTACAGGTTGGCCTGCGGGCGCTATTCCCGGTTGACCTGCGGGCGCGGCTCCCGGCGCTACAGGCTGGCCTGTAACTCTGTCTATAAGTAAACCAGTACTGGGGTCAAATACTCTATTCCCCGCTATCTCTTTGTTTATCTCCGCCTCGACTGCCAGCCGATCAGCACTTCCCACAGGCAACGAATCACGGAAAGCCATTAATCTCGCCACCGGCGTAAGCGCCGCCGGAGCGGTGTATATTGGTTTGCCGCCTTGAACTACAGTGCCGCCAGGTGCTACCGTTATTGACTTGGTAAACTCGTTAATCTGCCCCTTAACTACCTCCGCCATCGCTTTAGCGCGAGGGTCGTTAATGGAACTGAGCGCAAACAACCGTCGGCGCAAGGCATTAATGTCCGGCGTTTCCGCAGTCGTTGGGGCTAGCGCATTAGTCGCCGTTGGTGCGCCTGCGCCCGTCGCTGGCGCTGCTGCCGTTGGTGCGCCTGCGCCTGCCGTTGGTGCGCCTGCGCCTGGCTTAGCAAATAAATCAGGCTCTAAGCTGCGTAGCATACTTTCATTACGCCGAAGTTCTTCATACCGGCGAAGTCCTTCATAGCCTTTTTCCATGTACTCAGGTTTGCCGGTCTGAATTAGCGCCCGAAAAAATACGTTTGGGTCATCGCTTTGACCAGCCGCGCGCATTTTGACTCGCAAGTCTTTAAGCGCAATAGCGTCTTGCTTAAGCTGTTCCAGCTTTATCTGATTTAACTCAGTTTGCTGTTTTGCTTGTTCTGCTTCGCGGTAAGTAGCACCCGCCAATCCAGGCTTCAGTATTGAAACATCAATAAGTCCAGCCATGATTTATCCTTACACTATACCCGTTATAAGTGTGCCGAATATATCAGCCCATCCCCATCTCTTGCGGGACTTGCGGTGCTTCTCCGCCGCCGCCCCCAAAGCCGAACCGTCTGGCGAGCGCGTTCCAATCGGTGTTAAGCGCCGTGTTTAACGCACTGCCTGCCGTGCCGTATTGACTGGCTCGAATGTTGCCCATACCCAACGCAATATTACCTTGATTGGCAGCGTTGGTCATAGTAAGCTGATTGGCTTGATTGGCGTAATTTTGCCCCGCTGCGCCGATTTGCTGTGCAGTCGTTCCGCCAATCCCGGCCATCGCTGCCAGCCGATTGTAGCCAGTACCTTCACGCTGCACAGCGGCGTTGTATTGCGTCAAGGCGCGATTGTAAGCGTTTTGGTATTCCTGTGATGCCAAGTCCTGCCCGAAGCGTTGCGCGCCCTTAAGCGTGGCCCCGCCTAATAGACCGCCGCGCGCGGCTGCGCTATGCTCCAGTGCCTTCATACCCTCAGACATCCGAAAAGCGTAGCCGGGGTCTTGCGTCATATCGACCTTGCCGGTGAACGCTGCTGGCATATTACCGTATTGGTCTTGCATTTTTGCCAGCGCATTGACGCCAGCCTCGTAAAAGGGTTTTTGGCGAGCGACGCCTTCATCGTACATGCGTTGCTGAAGCGCAAGCGCTTGGGCTTGCCCTATTGCCGATAGATTGGATGCTTGAGTTGCTGCATCAGCTTGCCTGCTGGCAGGGCCAAAACCAAATATGTCGGCTACACTGCTGATAATATCACCCATAGTTCTTCTCCAATCTAATGACGCCGTTTTCCCGGCTTACTTCGTTAAATTCAAAATGTCGCGCTAATCGAAGAGAAGGGGAGTTCCGCTCATCGATTCGCACAACGATTCTACCGTGCCGCTGGCCCATTCGGTAAAGATAGTCTCCCACCACCGACCGAATGCGCCAGCGCCCTCTTTTTTCTGGTACCACAAACAAATCAAACTCATTGCCGACAGCCACAAACGCGCCTCCATCGAACAGCTCGATGTCGGTGTTTTGCTCCAATACGGCTTTAAGTTCATCGGGTGCCTCAAATCCTTTGTACGCGCGCAAATGATCCCGCATAACCTGCCATACGCCATCAGGTAACTTCACGCCCGCTAACCCGCATGTTGATCGACGACGCCGTACCCGCGATGGTGCTTATAAAGTCGCCTGACCCCAGCACTTGCCCAACCAGTTCGGGGAACGTATAGACCTCGGCAGGCTGGAGCGTTTTGGTCTTGGTGATCAAGTTTTGGTTGCCAGCAGAACCGGACACCGTAACCAGATTGACGCTGATAGTCGCCGCAGCCGTGTTGTAGTTGGTCGCGGTAAACTTGTCGATAATGGTCGTAACACCCGTGGCGGTGTACTGCGTGGTTTGAGCCGCCTCAACAGTTTTAGCTGGAACGAGGACTTTGACGGTAGCTGTCATGGTTTACTCCAATTGCAAAGCGTTGTTCGAGTCATACTGCGTCATTATCCAGTTTGTGCCGTCAGAAACCAAGGTGGCGTTTGCCCCCGCTACGGCTTCAAGAATGGCCGTGGTCGCCGCCCCACCGGCGAGCGGCACGACGTTACTGGACGCTGACACCAGCGTCTGCGCCTGGTAGTTTTGAAAGTACAATACCCGCCCAGTATAACTGGAAGCCGTAGGCAGTGTGACAGTGCAGGACGACCCGGACTTGTTGTTAATAACCCAAACGTCCGTGGCGCCCACAGAGAAGTTGGCCGTCTGTGTAACCGGCGCAGCCACAGATTGTTTGGCGTTGAACGTAGACCAGTCTGTTGAGGACAGGTATCCGTTGGCGCTGCTGGTGGCTACTGGGATGCTTAAAGTGCCTGCCGAGTAGCTCAACGGCGAGCTGACCGTGGTCGCCGCGACGGCGGTGCCGTTGCCGTACAACAGGCCGGTAATACTGGTCGAAATCGTAATAGCCGGTGTGGTTGTAGCGGTGGCTACGCTTCCCGCAAAACCGTTAGCCGACGTGACCGATACGCTGGTCACGCTGCCGGTGCCAAACGTGCTGCTGGGGATGTTCTTCCAGTACCCCAGCGCCAAGTCATATTGGATCAGGTCGCCGTTTGCAAGAACGCCAAACTGCACGTTGCTGTCGGTGCCGCCCAGCACGGAACCGGGAAACAACCGGACAAGAATCGAACCGCCACCCATTGATCCGCCATTTAAAACTTCGCCCACCAGCGTTTTGACATCAGGCGCGCTGGGTTTAGTCTTGGTATACCCACCGGTGACGGCTGGATTCCAGTAAAGCGTATCGCCATCTGAATATCCGCTGGTGTTTACGTTTCGCAGCACACCGTAAGACTGGATCAGTCCAAAAGCATTTAAAGAGATCGATTCAGCAGCAACACCTATAATGTCCCAGCCGGTAGTTACGCCTGCCGATGTGGCCGGAGCAGCAGTAAGCGCGCCAGACGCGCCCACCGCGCCTGTGTGCATACATACTTGACCTTTGGTAATCGCGGACGATGCTTTGACGTATACATACTCGGCCTCGCCCACACGGATTAATACGTTAGTGGTAGCCTGAACGCCCAGCGTCGTGCCGCCGTCCCACGCCACAGTGCCAACCGCTGTCGAAACCGGCGAAGGATCGGCGTTAAACGTCAGCCACGGCACATTATCTTGTTGCAGCGCAGCAAGACTGCCAAGGTCAGGCTGTCGTTGGGTTTCGACGGTCTGACGCAGCGTATCGATTTGCTGCTGTAGCTCACCCGTCTCACTCGAAGATACCAGCCCAACAGTCTGCTCCAGATTGCGTAGCATCTGGTCATAAGACGCAATCAACGACTCAGAACTGGGGCCAAGATCGCCATCGTCAACCGACGCAGCCGTTCGATACAAGCTCAAAAAGAACATGTACCATGCGCGGTCAATCAGCCCGGTGCGCGCGTCAATAAACGGCACACGGGGCGGCGTGATCGGCGTGGGAGTGGCGGATGGGCTAGGCATTGGTCGGGCTGATCAGCAGTTCAGCGCCCATAACCGCTGTTTTTACCGGGTCGGTCATGGACAACTCGTACACCCGGTCGCGCAGCTTCAGCGTCATTCCAAGCCTGCGGAACCACACGCGGCGGTAGAACTCGCCAATTTTGCCAACTTTAGACCAATGCTCGTTAGACCAGGTGTGACCGCCATCGTCCGACCAGCGCAGCATAACCTCTGGATCGTCGCCTTGACCCAGATTCAGGCCAACGCCGGACTCCAGATCAATCTGCATCGCGTGCTGCGCGGTGCGCTTCAGATTGTTTTGCCCCGGCGGCAGCGCGCGCCATGCCCGCAGCCATTTTTGTATCTGGCCGTTGTCGGCGTAGGTGTCCATGTCAAAAGCGTAGATGTTGCCGTTCTCGTAGTCGCCAACAATCACTTTATTGTTAAACGCCATCTGACAGTTGCTGCGGTGGCGGGTAAACGCGCCGTTGCTCCACCCAGCCCGCTCATGCCAGGTTTGCGTGGCAACATCGTAAACCCATGTCGTGTTGGCGCTGGGGAAGATCAGCACATAAAAGCTGTGGCCGTCCTGCTGGTAAGTGTATGCCAGCGCGTCGGACAGGTTGCCATACTGCTGAATGTGCCACTCCACCGCGTGCGTGCTGATGCGCTGACCGGTGTAGCCATTGGCGCGGTAAACCATGCCCTGACCTCGGGCGTCCGCGCCCAGCCAGAACAGCCCGTTGTCCATCTTGGCAATAGAGTATGGCGCCGCGCACCCTATCTCGTTAAACGCGCCTTGGATGCGCTGAAGCGGGAAGTCGGACGCGCCGGTGTCATACCAGACCTCGACGCTGTTGGTGCCGTAAACCCAGACTTCTCGATGGTCAACGATCAGCCCCACTACGCCGTCCGGGCTACCCTCGGCGCTGGCAAAATCAAGCGGGTCTACGCTAGTGCCGTCAAACAGTTGCGTAATCCAGATTTTTTGGCTATCTGGCTCGTTGAAAACAAAGTAGCCGTCCAGATACCCTACAGTCACGGCACCCGGAAAGTCGGGGTCAGTAATGGGCGCGAAAGCATTGGTGTTGTTATTGTAGATGTAACTCGGGCCGTTAGCCGCAATAAACAACTGAATGCCGTTGTCAGCCATGCTAACCGGCCCGGTGCCTGCAATCGTGCCAAGCAACGTGGCGTTGTAATTGGTATCGATCTTGTACAGACTGTTGCCCGATACAACAAACGCGGTGGTAGTGTCGGACGAAAAAGACCATAAACCCCGAATTGGCCCGTAGCCGATGGTGGCAAGGTTGAGCAGCCCCGGACACCGCTGAAGGTAAGCGGCTTCCTTGCCCTCTTGCAGCACTTCGGCAAAAAGGTTAACCATGCGCGCGTCCGCAGCGTTGACGCTGCGAGCCACATAAGTCGAACCTAGGATCGGCGTTTTCATCAGAAATTGTTTGAGTAGATATTATACCGCTGACGAGTCGCCACAATCGGGTACGGAATAGCCATCAGATCGCCCGGATTGTTGACGCGCTTGAGGTTGCGCTTGCTGCTCATTCCAATGCGCTGCACTTGCGGCGACGGCTCAACGCCAAACTCAGGCGCCAGTTCCATTGCCAGGTTGTAACGGAAAGCACGCAAGTAGCCGGGCGGAAAGTAAATGTCCGTGGCAACGCTGGCAACTTCGGTCAGCGTTTCGACAGAGATGATGTGCCACTCCAGCGCCTTGATCGGCACCGGGTAAATGGTCATCGTCATATCAGGAAAAGAATTGTTCACCCACAGCACTTGGGGATACGTTGACGTAACCGTCTTGAATGCGATGCCATCGTATTGTTGTTGGTTGATCAGCTTGACGCCAAACGACAGCCCGGATGATGGGTCTTTAAAGTATGTGGCGTCATCAATCTCAATTGGACGGTTGCCGACAAAATCGCCAGTCGGGCCAATCGTGCGCGTCATTTCGTATGCGGGCCAAGTAAACACCTGATCCTGCGTGCTATACACCGCCAGCCGTTCTGTATCCCACGACTGGATCATCTGATTCATCGCCATGATCGAGTCTTGCATCACGGCGGCTGACGGCTCCTCACCCTCGGCCAACACGCCAATCAGGCGCAACGAACCTTTGATGAGTTCTCCAGCAGTAGCAGAAGTGGTCATTCTGTAGCCTCTCTAGGACGACGACCGCGACGGCGCGGTTGCAGTTCGTTGACTACCGGCCCGTCAGCCAGTTCAGGGTTAGTCGGGTCAAATTCCATCCAGCCATTCTGCCTATCATACTCGGCTTCCATCTCGGAAACGGCTACTTTTGCGCCGTGCGTGGGGTGCTGTAAGTATATGACTGCCATGATTTAAGTAGGGGGCCGAAGCCCCCTTTGGTTAGGCTACAACAGCAAACTGCCATTTTGAACCATCCGATACAAACAGCTTACCGGCGCCAGTCGCGTTGGACGTGGTTCCGATAGAGCCGCTAGGCGCGGTGGTAGTGGTGGAGTTGGCCGTAATTGCGGTAGTCAAAAAATACAACCCAGCAGTCGCGTTAGCGATTACGGGGCCGGTAGTTGCCGTTGACGTAAACGTCCCCGACACAGTTGCAGTGGTCAACGTAGCGCCAGCGACCGTGCCTCCGCTTATTGCAGCGCCGGTAATCGTGGTTCCCGAAACAAGTTCCGGGTCAGAATACGCAACGCCAACAGGTTTAGTGTTAGACATATTGTGTCCTTTTAAAAACGGGGGCCGAAGCCCCCTGTAGGTTAGGCAATGCGATACAACTGCCAGGTGCCGTCGCCGGTCTTACGGCCACGGAACTGAGCAGAAGACAGCTCTTGCACAACAACCACGCCGCCGCCGGTAATAGTCCAGCCAGTACCTGCGACAAGGGTGATGTCGTACGAAGAGTTGCTCGCCAAGTTGATGATCACGAAGTCGACAGTGTTGCCGACGTTCGCGCTGGGCAGCGCGGCTTCCAGCAGCGCGACCGTGGGCAGCGTGTAGCTGGCCGCAGCGGTCGGAGTCGCCAGAATGATGCCGTTCAGCACCTGAGCG